AATCTGGCATTCCAAACTGCTTATATGTCGCGGTAAACGAAAACTTTTTTCCACATTTGCAGCAGGTTTCTGTTACTTTACAGGTTTTGCTTTCATCGTCGCAGTCTATTTCGGTTTTACCCGGCTGGAATCTATGACCACCAGTTAAAAAACAGCATATCCTTTTCATCCCTCTGCCTCCTTGTACGGTTCTGGCAACGTCATCCAAGCAATGATATCATCATGAGTAATCCCCGCTGGAGTTATGTGCCAACTTTGTCCATTAGTACCATACCAAGCCACCAAAATCCATCCATTACCCGTACATACCAAGACATCCTCACCGCCTTCTGGCATCCGCTCCTCCACCGGAATCCACTTACCCTCTGTTTCTGCGGTCGGAATTTTTCTTACATCCTCAATTATGTATTCTGCTCCTTCATATTTTGCAACAAGCAGTTTTTTTACATCATCTGAATCAACCAATCTTCCCATGCTGCTCTCCTCAATCTTCCGTCCAATCTAACCGTTGCCCGCATTTCCAACAATAGCGCTGTTCCGCGGGGATAGGAGCACTACATCTTGGACAGTCTCCAGTTAAGATGTGCAATCCTGTCTCTTTAACTTCAACAGGGTATATGTTCCTTACTTCCCTCGGCACCTGCCTTTGTAACGCTGATATGACAGTCTCAACATTTTTCAGTGGTATATTCTTAAATGACTTAACCTCTTGGCATCCCATCAATTTTGCATTTTCAACTACAATTGATAGGTCTTTCGCGATTCCTTCTTCAATCATCCCTCTGCCTCCTCCGGTTTCCCACACCGCTCAAATTCTATCACCCATACCCAGGGGTTGGCGGTCCATCCATAACAGTCAATATTTAACTTGTCAACCGTAGAATCCCATAATTGCGAAAAAGCATATTGCTTTTCCTGCCCATTCAATACATGAGGAAACTCTGTTTTAACCCCTTCCTTTTCTATTTGGTCGAGTGTTATCTTCTGCAACCTCTCCACCCTCACATCTGTCACTTTTAGCCAGATGCGAGCTGCTTCCTTTGGCATATGGATTGATGGGTGCCACTTATGCATTGACGGCGGAAACGTATCGTCTTCTGTGGTTCCGTAGTCTGTTCGATATACAAAACATCCTGGTGCTCCTTTATATTTATCCGGCGCCGGAGTATTACACGCATTTGCACATATTGTACAAGGATTAAATCCCCATGTTTCCCGAACATACAGGATATCTCCCAGTCTATAATAGGGTTCTTTTACTCTAAGCCCCGTTTTTTTGTCGAATAAACCAGGACCAAGCCCGCACAAACCTGCATACATTGAGTCGTCTGTGTCCTTAATTACTCTCCGCGTGACTGTTTTGCGCCTTTCCAGGATTGCCCGAACCATGTCACTGTTAAATAATATCGGTCTTACCATGACCTGCTCCTTCCTCCGCTAAATACGTGTTTTGATTACTTGGACGCCTAGAAAAATCAGGACATATTTCAGTCCTATCATATGCCGGTCGAAGAAATGCTTTTGTCATAGGTGATGGGTATTTCTCCATTTCCTTAATCGCTGCCATTCTTTGACGTTCCGAATTCTCGCCATATTGATTTTTCATTTTGTTATCTGGCAATTCAATTCCCCCTTGCCTGAATGTTATCCTTGGTATCCCATGTGTAATGCATTCCGGGTATTGTTATAGTTCTAGGGCATTCATCCACATAATCAATCACCCCTATCT